AGCGTTGGCAAGAGAGTTCCAAACTAAGACGGACTCGATCATCCCTGAGATGCGAATGACTAACTCCGCATTTGGGGATACTGAAGGAGCTTTGAACTGGTTCTCTGCGGAATCCGCGTCGTTTATGAGGTCAATGCCGAACGCTGGCGGCGACATGAACGCGACCATGAAAGCGTTCAACAACGGCGTGAACAACTACCGAGAGCGGTTCAAAGTTAATCAGCAGCGGTACGTGGGCGAGAAGGCTTTGGAAGAAGCGACGTTGGGCTTTAAGACAAGCATCCAAGAATATGTCAAGAACTCTGCGGCGGCCCGCGCACAGGAAGTTGCGGACAATCTTGAAGGCCCTTCATTTGCCATGCAGAATTTGGTCAACCAGCTTACGGGAGCGATTGACGACGACGCTACTGCGTACGGACCTGACAAATGGCCCCTGACGTATGGAGCAAAGAATAAGCTGGCTGTGGACGCGCTCATTGATCTGGCAAAGAACGACCCTACATATACGGGGTTTGCAGTTGAAGCATTGAAGCTGGTCGAAACAGGGCCTAAGAATGCGCGGGCATCGCTGCTCAACGACTACGCTAAATCAGAGCTTTTGAAGGCGCAAAAGACGATTGACGCAAACCTCGGGCTGCGGAGGCGCGGAGGTACGTACCGTCAAGCAGCAAGTCGATGGCAGGTCGGCGCATCTCAGATGGCTGTAGGCCGTCTTATGAAGCGATTTGACTCTGGCGCAATTGATATGCGAGACGTGTCAGACATTGAAAGCGTTATTAAGGGCGCATTTGATGAAGCGTTCGCTGCTCAGAACATATTCGACGAAGGCGAAATCGTAAAAATCGCACAGAGCGACTCTGAAAAAATTGTCTATCAAGTAAACGGGGAAGACGGCGAGTCGTTCACGATTGAGATGGACATGAAAGAGATCACGGCCACAGCAAAGAACGAAATCACGATGCTGGCTTACCAGAACGCTGCGGCAAACGAGAATATAAGCCACGGTGATGCGGTGGCTATTGCAGCGATGAAAGTCGGAGTGATTCCAGAGCAATTTAAGAGAGAGGTTGCAACAGCTTTCGACGCTCTTTCTAACTTCACGCTTGGGGCTGGTCAGGCTATAGACCCGGATTTCGTAGCTCAGCAGGCCGAGCGGTTTCACGAAAGAGTCTACGAGCCGTGGTCTCAACTCGAACAAGCAGGATTTCCGGGGCGAATGACGGATGACCGGAAGCAAGAACAGCTTATGGACGTTTACGCGGAGCTT